TAAAATATGAGAGCGTGTCGTCATCCTCATCGTCGCTAGCCACTGCAGGAGTAAATGCACTCACGTCTGACTTTCCAACTGTTGGTGCCGAACGTGTCTCATCAAGCTCAATATGCTCTGCTGTAGTGCGTGGTGCAGATCCACCAAGAACGCGCTCAAGCTTTGCTTTGAGTTCATCATATGATTTATATGTTTTAGCATCTGTAAACTCTTTGAGAGAGTAACATTTGTTGTAGATTGATTCGAGTTCACTTTCATCTCCGTTTGCCACTGGCGTGGGTTTATCAAACTCGGACTTATCATAGTTACGATATCCTTCAACATTACGGATCTTCAACTTAAAGTTAGCGCCTTCCCATAAATCGAATGGATTCACAGGTTGCTCATCTTGAAATTGAGGTTGCATAACATCCATCATCTTGTCATAGATCTTCTTACCATATTGGTAGAGGAATACCTTGCCTTCATTTTCGGGATGTGCAGGATCTGATACAACTAACACGTTTGAAACATAGTGAAGACGACGCTTCTGTTTACGTGCGATATCTTTATCAGACTCTAAACCAGAATTCCAAAGCTTGGAATTTAATTCAGATACTGGATCTTGACCACCGATTGATGTGAGAGACTTCTCGATGTACCAACCACCAGGACCTTGAAAACCGTGGTCCCAATATCGAGCCCATGGATAATCGTCACCTTGTGGTGCGGGTAGAAAACGAATAATAGCATAGCCGTTACCAGCTTTGTCTACTTCTGGTTTCCACATGCGATTGTCTTCGTAGGATTGTTGTTGTTGCTGACCACCGCCAACTTTTTCTGCGGCTGCAACAAGTTTGTTGATTTCGCTTGCGCGACTTGCTTTGAGATTTGCTAATGACATAATTATGTTCCTTTATATAGCAGAGTTTAACATTGTATGGAATATCTATTATACCACATTTGCACTCTCTTGTAAACAGTTTTTGAGTGCATCTTTGATATATTCGTTATTCACCGTAATAAACGGGTTATACTTACGGATCTTCAATGATAGATCAGGCCACATGATGGGATCTGATATATCTTTGTCGAACTTAGGCATAAACCCGATATATCGATTAAGGACAGTGAAAGTCTCGAGTGGTATCTCGCCTTGAAGTAATATCTTGACGAGTAATGGATGTTGTCCATTGTCTACCACAAACAGACTCTTAAAGTCATTGTTCGATATAATCTTATCTATATCGTTTTTAAAGCGATATGTGAAGGATTCCATGAGACCTTTATAGTCTCTGTAAGTCTCATCTGAACCTTCTTCATTTAAATTACCTATCCACTTTGTACCGTGGTGGGCAAAATTACATCCATAAAAAAACTTCAATTCGCTAAGCGGATATTTTCGTACCAGCTTAGCAAAGAAGTGTTTATCGCGTCGTGCAAAGAATGACTTAGGTGTAACGCTTGTTTTGCCGTTATACTTAAAGTAGTCATACGTCTTCGACTCGAAGTGTAACTTACATGCTACGTAAATCTTATAAGCTTCGTATGGATCACTCGAACGTAAGTTCATTCTTTTTCTTTAAATAACCAAGATTCATCCCCTCGGCTTCTAACTTTGCCTTGATGGGATTACTCAATAATTTCGCAATGTCTTCTGGATCTATCTGTCTCTCTTTACAAACATCTAAGATTGTATCGAGATAGTTAGATCTTTTCTCAACCACTAATCGTTCTATAAGCTCGCTAAACGATTTCTTTGTATACATGCCTTCTGGTTGCTGTTGCTCTGACATTTTTCATTCACTTTATAATATATGTGGCTACCGATAGAGGTTATTTTCTCTAATGTATTCCAACCTGGGTTAACGTAATGCGCGTGATAAAATGTCGCGCCTTGTGTGACGTCTACCTTTTTCTGATAGTACATCGTCAGTGCTTTCTTCACAGATGTCAATGATTCTTGCCATCCCTTTGCTTCATAATCGGGTATTGCACCCATTAATCTTCTATCGCATGTCCACGAAAACTGGCATGTTGTTTTATGAGTCTCTTGATTCTTATTCTTTTGATACACTACCTCGCATGTATCTTTAGGGAACTTAGGATCGTTCAAGCGATTTAATACTACGTGTGTTACGGCGATCTGAGACATTTCTGAATCGCCTTTCGCTTCATAATATGCATTTCTTGTTAAACAATATACATCTTGCTCATTTAGTGGTATCGGATTAATCATAGTCGATAGCCACGTTGTGATCGCAACTAATATATGTTCTGTCATTTATTTACCTTTAAAATAATCGTATCTTCGTTGATCCGTCCATTAGGCTCTTTCGATTTCGTTGTGAGCGAAGCAAAAGATTTGGCTGCTTTCGTTTTTGAAGACGACAGCACCTCTGATAACATTTCTTCAGGTTTTCGCAGTGTGCGAGATTGGGATTCTGTGGTACTGAACTTAGTAAGGGAAGTGCCCTTGATTTCAAACCCAAGACCTGACTCAGCGATAAATCGTGTAAGAGATTTGTACTTAACATTGTAAGTCCATAACTCTATAGCACCAATTATCAGAGACGGATTGATCGAAACTAGTTTATGCTCGGGCGACTCCTTTAAGTATTTGAGTTTCGAGATTTGTTTCTCGACCGATACGGGTTTTTTTGAACGGGTTTTACGAACCGTTTTGGTGTTAGTCCCAAAGCGCTGAGCGTCCGCAATAATACCCTCGAACCATGCTATAAATTCTTTCTTACGTTTTGGTGTAAGATGTGAATAACCTTCCACTAACTGAAGGTCTATCTTATCTATACTCCCTTGCATCTCATCTCTATGCTTTTCTGCCCACATTATGACAAACCTTGCGCATTGAGCAGGTAAAATAGCTGCTTTCATAGCTTCATATACATCAATGGATGGTGAATTACCACGAATCCATTCATCCAACATATCCTCAAGATCACCTAATACTGTCTCATTGACTTTATTTCTGATTCGATCTTGTATGTTAAAGACTGGTGCTTTAGCAGCTTTTACTTCTTCTTTGAGATCCTCTTCGACTTTATTTTTACCTAGTCGAAGCATGTCATCAATATATTTTCTTATCTTGAAAAGCTCGTCATCACGAAGATCAAGGCCACGGCTACGCATCCGCAAAAGACTTCCAAGTGTGTTTGTACAAGCCCAATCAGGCGATACGCGTAGCAAGTCAAGTGACTCTTTATCGAACTGTAAGTCGTCTTTAGCATATTTGATTACATCCTTTTTAAAGTGTGATGCCCAATTAAAATAATTATAAAAGTGAAAAGCTTTAGCCATCTGCACGACACGGTCAGAGTCATCTTTGAATACCACACCAGTAAACGATGGTTCGGGACCAGTATACTTCTCGTCTAGCGACAATGAATTGGTTACACGTTTCTTTGGTGGTTTGAATGTCTTACCGTTGATCTTGACAGTGGCCATAGAAATCCTCTCACATTAATAATTATTATTATACACCAACGAGATACTATTGTACATGCTTAACGTCAGCAATGGTGAATGATCTCCAACCTTGTTTATCTGTATCAAATACTGCAAGCGTATTATCATTTCCTACAGACGTACCAGTATTTTTTGGTTTATGTTCTGTTGGAATATTTGATTCATTCAATGTACAATTCATTGTACGCTCTGTGCCATCTTTTTTTGTAAAGACAACAGTGATGATTTTATTTTGTGCTAATTCTTTAATTTGTTGGCGTGTGTATTGTGTCATGGTTTTTCCTAAAAAAAACTCTATTATCAGCATTAATGCTGACAACGAATGTGTCACCTTCTTTTACATCTAATTTTGTTGCGGTTAATTCTTCATCCCACATAATAGATCCATCATGCAATAGATGGAAAATGTAATCAACGAATAACATATGATTCTCCTAAAGATAAAAGCCGCTTACTCTATGCGGCAACCTATATAGCCAGAACTCTCCCGAGTGTGGTGGTTAGAAGTTAGATATTAGACTAAGATTAGTCTGTCGTGTTGCGGAATTCACCGAATCCGAATTCACCGCGAAGTGAACGTACATCTTCATATGACACTGAGTCATCAAATCCACCTGTACCAATATCGCTATCTTCTTTAGCAATTCTAGTTGCTCTTGCTACAGTTGGTTTTGGGGTTTTTGTAGGTGTAACATTTACATAACCAACGCGTGCTTTAGTTGCTTTGATCTTAGG